CAGCGCAGCACCATCCGCATCAAGGCCAACCGGGGTGAGTGGGAGGCCGCAGCGGATGGTTTCTTGCTGTGGAACAAGGGTGGCGGCAAGGTGCTGCCGGGGCTGGACAAGCGCCGCAAGGACGAGCGGGCGCTATTTCTGTCGTAGCAGGCTGCGGTACGCCTCCAGCGCCGTCTTGAGGTCTTGGCGTAGCTGCTCAAGCTGCTCGGTCTGGGCCTGCATCAGGTCGTGCGCCTCTTGCGCGAATTTCACCAGGTTTTCCTGGCGCCAGCTTGCGAAGTCTGGCCCCGCCGTGGGGCTTGGTTGGGACATGCTGTTCCTCTGTTGAAAACTTGTGGTCATTACCGCACACGCGCGATCGGTGCACGACGCCGTTCCTCGGGCGCGTGAGCTTTACTTGTGTCCACGCTCCGCAAATCGGGCAATTCATTAACGGGCCTCCATCCAAATTTACGCCATGTTGCCTGAATGTTCGTCGCCGCTGCCGGCACGTACTTAAAGTTCGGGTCAAGAATACGGGATTTCATCGTATAGCCTCCTTCAGTAGTTCCACTCGTTCTCGCGCTGCACGCAGCATGGTATACCGCTGGTGCAGGCGCTCCAAGAACGTCACGCGCCTGGCGCCTTGACGCTCGGCCTCCAGCAAGGCCAGCACCTCAGCCTCGGTTAGCATGTTTAGCTTTTGATTTAGCGATCTCCAGTTCACGCTTCTTCTCCAGTTGGTCTAGGGATTTCTTGAGTCGCTCCATCAGGCGCTGCGACTGGTTGTACTGCTTGACGGCGATGCGGAACTGCGCCTTCGTCGAGCGTATTTTCTCTTGTGTTGTGTTCATTTCAGACTCTCCATTGCAATGTCGCTGATCGCCCGCTTGTCGTGCAGCGCGGCCCATATTTTCTCGTCTACCGTCTGGTTGGCGAGCATCACGTAGCACCAAACGGCGTGGCGCTGCCCGGATCGGTGCAGGCGTCCGTTGGCCTGCTCGAACAGTTCGAGGGACCAGGGCAGACTGAGCCAGACGAGGTGGTGGCCGCCGTGCTGGAGGTTAAGCCCGTGTCCGGCGGACTTGGGGTGTAGACATAGCAGGCGTACTCGTCCGGCGTTCCAGTCATCAATGCTGTCAACCGTTCGGGCGTGAGGGAAGCGTCGCTGGAGTTCATTGAGTTCTTCGATGAAGTTGTAGAAGACGATCGTGTTGGCCTGCTGGTTCTCGGCCAGCAGTTCTTCAAGCCGGTCGAACTTGTGGCTGCTGAACCAAACCGGCTCTGGCGTGTAGACGAACCCGGCGGCCATCTGCGAGAGCTTCTGCGTCACCGCCGCCGCGTTCTGGGCGACTGCCTGCGCGTCGGGGAACTGCACGATGAAGTCCTTCTTCATGTCCTCGTAGGGCTTGCGGTCGGGCAGGTCGATCCGCACCTCAACCGTGTGCAGCGGCGGCAGCTTGTCCTTGTACTCGCCCGGCTCCAGCACGAACGTGGCCGGCTTGATGCGCTCCATCACCTGCTCCAGCGCGCCTTGGCGCGGCTGCCAGTCGCCGTACTCGCGGTTGACGAGGTAGAAGTACTGCTGCTGGAACGCGCCCTTGCTGCGGCCAAGCAGCTTCTGGTCGATGATCTTGCACTGGCCGAACACGTCCTCCAGCCCGTTGCTGGTGAAGCTGCCGGTCAGCCCCCAGCGGATCGGGCAGTCGAGCACCTTGGCGAGCGCCTTGAACCTGGCGCCGGACGGGTTCTTCAGGCGCGTCAGTTCGTCGAACACCACGCCGTCGAATGTGCTTAAGTCTTGCCCGGCCAGCCACTGGAGGTTGTCGTAGTTGGTGACGACGACGTCGGCGTCACTGTCGAGTGCTGCCTTACGCTGCGCTGGCGTGCCTACGGCTACGGCCATCTTGATCTGCGGCGCCCACTTGGGCTGCTCCTGCGGCCAGACGCTGGTGGCGACCCGCAGCGGTGCGATGACGAGCCAGCGCCTGTAGTCGCTATCAAGGATCATGTCTCGCATGGCCGCCAGCGTGATCGCCGTCTTGCCTGCGCCGACTGGCGCAAGGATCATGGCGCGGTCGTGCTCGTACAGGAAGTCGGCCGCCTGCTCTTGGTATGGTCTTAGCTGCACTTACGCTCCTTGATCCACTCGTCAACATGCTCTTTGCTCCATAGGCAGGCGTAGTTCTGGTTCAGCCGCGCCATCTCCGACTGAAAGTGCCGTTGCAGCGGCGAGAGCCGGCCGCTTGGCGCCTTGAGTTCGACGAACCATGTGCTGCCGTCAGGCAGGCAGACGATGCGGTCGGACACGCCTCGGTTCGAGGGGCTGACGAACTTGAACGCGACGCCGCCAGCGGCCTTGACCTGGGCGACGAAGTACTTTTCGATCGTTGACTCTCTCATTTGTCCACCCCGAACGCCTTGCGGATAAGATCGGCTGCTTGGTACGGCTCTGCCTCTTCAGCGATGTCGGCGCAGCGTGCGGCGACGATGGCTGCAAAGCGTTTAAAGAGGTCAGAGTTATACCCCGTCAGTACCCCAGCCTCCCGCGCCATCTTGGCTACGTCTTCAGTCATGCCTGCCCCCCTTGCTCGGATGGCGACGCCAATGGAATACACATCGTCCCTGCCATTCGGCCAGTCATCACACACCTTCGCACACGCCTCGCGCTCGGCTTCAACGGCTGCTTTCACCGCCGCCTCAAGCTCTGAGCGGTAGCACAGGGTGTCGTCGTCGTCTTTCACATCAGTACGGGGCTTGCTCATAGTCGTCCTTGGTGGGGTCGAACTTAGCCGGCGCGGCGGGCTGGCCGGGCCGATCGAGCGGGTTGGGGAAGGGCGGGAACGGCCAGGTCATGCGGTCACCACTTGTTGCAGTGCAGCAATCAGTTCCTTCGCCTGCTCATGCGTCAGCACGGTGGCGACGTTGCCGTGCCTGACGTACAGGCTCAGCCACACGGTGTCCTCGTCGTAGCGGTTGACAAAAACATTCGAGCCTTCACGGCCATTGATTTGAAATCCATCGTCCATAGGGTACTCCAGTTGATTGGGCCGCCATCATAACGAGTAAAAAACTTTCGCGCAACAACTTTTTTCGTGCTATGATGGTGGCTCAACAACTACAGGAGCGTACAGTGCAACACTCAAACATCGTCGGTGGCTCTACAGCCAAGCGCGTGATCATGTGCCCCGGCTCGGTGAAGCTGGTGCAGAAGATGCCGCCGCAGCCGTCGAGCGTCCACGCTGATCGCGGCACGATGCTGCACGACGTCATCAGCCGCATCCTGCTCGACCAAGGCGTCGTCATCGGCCAGTACAAACACAAAGACCAACTACTCACACAGGAGCTTTACGATGAGAAGATTGCACCTGCCTTGGACGCGCTCGACGAGATCGATCCCTACGGTCGGCTGGTATACGAGGTTGAGACACGGGTGGGCTTCGGCGATCTTCTGCCTGGAGTGTTTGGTAGCACTGATCTTGTTGGTCGTATCGATCATCGCGCTATCGTCCTTGATTGGAAGTTTGGCGACGGTGTTGTTGTCGATGCTGTAGAGAACGCGCAGTTGATGTTCTACGCGGCAGCGGCCATGCGTACCGATGACCTCAAGTGGGCCTTCGAGGGCGCCACCGAGATCGAGTGCATCATCGTGCAGCCGCCCGTCGTGCGGCGCTGGGTGACGACCGTAGGCCGCATCAAGCAGTTTGAGCACGAGTTGGTGTCTGCGGTCAAGACCGCGCTGCGCGGCGACGCGCCGCTGGCGCAGGGCGACCACTGCCGCTGGTGCGCGGCCAAGCCCATCTGCCCGCAGATGACCGGCGCTGTCGATCGCGCGCTCAAGCAGCAATTGATCAATTTGGATGTTGACACGCTTGGCCGGTATCTGCACAATGCCGACCTCTTGGAGGAATGGATTAAAGACTTGCGCGCGCTGGCGTTTCAGTGCTTTGAGAAAAACATCGCGGTGCCTGGGTATAAACTTGTAAACAAGCAAGCGCGGCGCAAGTGGACCGATGAGAACGCAGCGCGTCAAGCATTGCTCTCACTCGGTCTGAAAGAATCTGTCGTCGTCGAGACTACGATCATGTCCCCGGCGCAGGCCGAGAAGGCGCTCAAAAAGCGCTTTAGCGAACTGCCCGAGGACTTGATCAAGTCCGAGTCGTCAGGTACGACGCTCGCCCCGGAGGATGACCCCCGGCCAGCGGTGCAGTCGTTCATCGGGCTGTCAAAAGCCCTTTCTAAACTGTAATGGAGTTCACATGTCTAATCTCGTAAAGTTCTCTGGCGCTAACCTGCCTTCTGTCACTTCCCTGTCCACCGCGCTGCGTAGCATCGCCACCGACGTTGGTGCCTCGACCACGGCCATCATCAAGATGGACCGCACGGGGCACTGGGTCTTTGGCGCTGACCAGACCGAGGCCGAGGCCGACGCAACTTGGGCTGTCAATCCCTTCTCCTTCGTCCACGGCTTCATCGCCTGGGGCGACGGCGAGGTGCTTGGCGAGAAGCTGGTGCCTGTCACCGAGCCGCTGCCTGAGCTTGAGGCCGCGCCTCACGGCGCCAAGAAGGGCTGGGAGCCGCAGACGGGCCTGAGCCTGAAGTGCATCAGCGGCGAAGACGCCGGCATGGAAGCGCGGTTCACCACCACCAGCGTCGGCGGCCGCAAGGCCGTGCAGGCTCTGGCTGTGGAGATCGCCGCGCAGGTCGAGAAGGATCAGTCCAAGCCGGTGCCCGTCGTCAAGCTGGGCAAGGACCACTACACGCACAAGAGCTACGGCCGTATCTATACGCCGGTGTTCGAGGTCGTGGAGTGGGTCAGCATGAATGGCGAGGCTGATGAGGCTGCGCCTGAGGCCGCGCCTGCGGCTGGCCGTCGTCGTCGTGCGGCCTAATTGAGAATAGGGGCTGGCCTTCGGGCTGGCCCCGCCTCATATGAAATTCGGATCAGTCTGCAGCGGCATTGAAGCCGCTTCTGTGGCGTGGGGGCCGCTTGGTTGGACAGCGGCGTGGTTCAGCGAGATCGAACCATTTCCTTGCGCGGTGCTTAAGCACCACTACCCTGACGTGCCTAATCTGGGCGACATGACCAAACTACCTGACCTGATCCGCAGCGGTCAGGTTGAAGTGCCTGACCTTCTGTGCGGCGGCACGCCTTGCCAAGCCTTTTCTGTTGCCGGTCTGCGCCAGTCGCTGAACGATGAGCGCGGCAACTTGTCCCTTACCTTTTGTGAGATCGCAGATGCAATCGACGAGCAGCGAAAGTCCATCATCTTCTGGGAGAACGTCCCCGGCGTCCTCTCAACCAAAGATAACGCATTCGGGTGCTTTCTGGGAGCACTTGCCGGCGAAGATGACGCGCTCGTCCCACCAGGGGGCCGATGGGCAAACGCTGGTTTTATTGATGGCCCCAAAAGAGCAGTCGCGTGGCGAGTCCTCGACGCCCAATATTTCGGAGTGGCCCAACGACGCCGCCGTGTGTTCGTTGTCGCAAGTGCTAGAGCAGACTTCGATCCCGCAGCGGTTCTTTTTGAGTTCGACGGCGTGCGCCGGGATACTGCGCCGAGCAGAGAAGCGCGGCAAACAGTTGCCCCAACAATTGCAGGCTGCGCTAATGGCGGTGGCGCAAACGGCCCCGGCAGAGATGTCGATAGCGTTGAATCCCTCCAAATCAGTATGTGCCTCAACGCCGGGGGCATGAATAGGCTGGACGCCGAGTCGGAGACGCTGCTGCCAGTTGGCTTTGACTCCTATAACCACGCCGTCACAGGCGATGTGTCAAAGACGTTGGATGTCGGGCAGGACTACCACCATGTTCCGAATGTGTTTCAGCCAATTGCAATCCAAGACGTAACGCCCCGCGAGAAGGCGCAGAACGGCAGGGGCTGGAACGATGACGGCGTCAGCTACACCGTTGACACTGCTGCAACGCAAGGTGTAATGCAGCCAATTGCTTGGTCAGAAGAACTCACCGCCAGCATTGACCTGGCTGGCACCATTCAGCGCGGCGGCGCTGGCGGCAGGCATGATGGGGTGGCGCAGCCTGTAGCGACTCTTGACGCGCGCACTAGAGGCGGTGGATTTCCTGGTAGCGACGGCGCTATGGGCGGGCATGTGCAGCCACATGGTATGCAAGTGCGCCGCCTCACACCCGTCGAGTGCGAGCGCCTGCAAGGCTTTCCCGACAACTACACCAACATCAAAGACAAGTGCCCCGACGGCCCACGCTATAAGGCGCTGGGCAATAGCTGGGCCGTGCCTGTGGTGCGATGGATTGGGGAGCGCATCAATGCTATGGCTTGATTTCGAGACGCGCAGCCGAGTAGACCTCGGCAGCAAAGGCGTCTACAACTACGCGCAGGACATGAGCACCGAGGTGCTGTGCATGTCCTACGCCTTCGACGATGATGAGGTGCAGACATGGGTGCCGGGGCAACCAATCCCCGAGCGCATCTACGCCCACAAAGGCCCGATCTACGCCCACAACGCCGCATTCGAACGGCTGATCTTCTGGTACGTGCTGCAAGTGCCGTTCAGGCTGGAGCAGTTCTACTGCACCGCCACGCAGGCCCGAGCCAACTGCGCGCCTGGCAGCCTTGAGGACGTGGGGCGCTTCGCCAGCGCGTCCATGAAGAAGGACCACCGAGGCGCGCAACTGATCCGCTTGCTGTCGATCCCGCAGGCTGACGGCAAGTTCCGCGAGGACGCCGACCTGATGGCTGAGATGATCCGCTACTGCGAGCAGGACGTCAGGGCCATGCGCGAGATCAGCAAGGCCATGCGGCCGCTGTCTGAGGACGAGCTTGCCGACTACCACGTCAACGAGCGCATCAACGACCGTGGCGTGCTGGTAGACGTGGCGCTTGCCAAGGCCGCCATGCGCTACGCCCACGACGAGTTGATCGAGATCGAGGAGCGCGTGGCCGAACTGACTGATGGCGACATCACCAGCGTGCGCTCGCCTAAGATGCGCGAGTGGGTGCTTGAGCGCGTCGGCGAGCAGGCCAAGAAGCTGATGATGGTCAACGGCAAGTATTCGATTGACAAGACTGTGCGGGCCAACCTGCTCGCGATGGAGAACCCCGATGAGATACCGCCCGCTGTCGCCGAGGTTATACAGTGCGCCGACGACCTATGGGCGTCATCGGTTGCGAAGTTCAGCCGCATGGCAGACCTGGCAGACGACGAAGATTGTCGAGTCCGTGGAGCTTTTGTCTTCGCTGGGGGTGCCGCCACAGGTCGTGCATCGAGCTATGGACTCCAAGTGCATAACTTCACTCGCAAGTGCGCTAAGGAACCTGATGCAGTACGAACCGCTATGGTCCGAGGACACGCTATCGTCCCAGCTTACGGACGCCGAGTTACAGATGTACTACGGGGAATGCTCCGGCCCGCACTGATACCGGCCAAGGGTAAGCACCTCGTCGTCGCCGACTGGTCGGCCATCGAGGGCCGCGTCAACCCGTGGCTGGCCGCCAGCGAGCAAGGCGAGGCCAAGCTGGACGTGTTCCGCAAGCGCCTAGACCCGTACAAGGTCAACGCCGCTGCGACCTACAGCGTGGCCTATGACGACGTGACGGGCGAGCAGCGCCAGGTCGGCAAGGTGCAGGAGTTGGCGCTGGGCTTCGCCGGTGGCGTGGGCGCCTTCGCTGCGATGGGCCGCGCCTACGGCGTGCACTTCGAGGAGGCGCAGGCCCGCAGGATTGTCGAGGCGTGGCGCCGCGCCAACCCGTGGTCAGTGCGCTTTTGGCAGCAACTGGAGGAGGCGTACACCCGCGCCATGCGTAACGTCGGGCATGAGTTCTACGCCGGGCGTGTGGCGTACATGTTCGACGGCCAGCATTTGTGGTACGCCCTGCCGTCGCGGCGCGTGCTATGCTACCCCTACGCCCGGCTCGATGGCGATGGGGTGACTTACGCCAAAGCATCTTGGAAGCCCGCCGCCGACGCGACAGAATGGCCCCGAGCGCGCCTTTGGAAAGGGCTTGCGTGCGAGAACATCACCCAAGCCGCTGCCAATGACATCCTACGCCACGCCCTGCGACAACTCGACGGCGTGGTGCTGCACGTCCACGACGAGATCGTCGTCGAGACAGACAAACCCGAGGAGATGAAGCAGGAGATGGAGCGTATCATGTGCTCCCCGCCTGCATGGGCCGAGGGCATCCCGCTGGCCGTCGAGGCCGAGATCATGACAAGGTATGGGAAATAAAAACGCCCGGTTGCAGCCGGGCGTCTTCACCAAAGGAGCTAATCGATGGATTTCTTGGAGTATATGACAAATCTCGCGCCCGAGGGCGAGACGTTCCTAGTTGTCAGGCAAAAGCCACAACTGAAGGACAAGCAGATGCAGTACCACGCCGACGGTGCGGTCAAGGCCACCTGGCCGGCGTTCCTGCCCTCGCACAAGATGAAGGACGGGCAGTCGTGGTACGGCAACACTGCCAGCTTCATCGTTGACCGCTTCACCGACGGCAAGGTCAGCGCCTCGGCCGCCAACTGCGAGTACGTGCTCTGCATGGTGCTCGACGACGTGGGCGACCCAGAGAAGGCGCCCAAGACGCCGCCGCTGGCCCCGACCTGGATCATGGAGACGAGCGAGAGCAGCGTCCAGTGGGGCTACGCCTTCGGCCTGGACGACCAGCCGACCAAGGCCGAGTACAGCGCAGCCATCCTAGCGATCGCCGAGGCCGGCTACAGCGACCGGG